CCACCAACGGGGGGTCGCGGCGGAAGGTCTCGTTTTCTTTCCCTCCATCGCTCCAATCTATCCCTCCATTCCTCCTCAACAGTGGGGGGAGAAACGTCCACGGGCCTTGTACCGCCACCCAAAATTCGGGTATTACCCACTTTTACATCTTTACCCATTAAAAACCTGCCCCACCAGCAGCCGCAATAGCCGCCCTCATCATTGCATCACGCTGAGCAGACTGCTGACGCTCCTGAGACTGCGTACGCTGCTGAGCAACCTCAGTAGCAAGGTCCTGACCAAACCGGCCACGAGACGTCTCCATAGCAGAAAGCTGCTGGTTAAGCTGATTCTGAAACTCACCAAAAGTTTTAGCAAAATCACTAGAACGCAAAGTACCGCGCCCAGCGAACTCATCACGCAAACCACGAGTCCCACGAGCTGCGGAACTGTACGGGTCAAACTGGCCCTCAATGTCAAAAGCGCCTGCGATGGGGGGGACAGATACTGTCGGGGCCCCACCCATTTCAGCACCATCACCAGCACCCATACGTGACATTGCCTGTGGCTGGTTCATTTGTTCAAGAATGTTAGGCATTGCCTGGAAACCCGTAGCTGGGCGGTAACCCATACGGCCCAGCCCGGTGCTGAAGTCTTGGCCGTAGCGTTCGCCGCGGGTTTGTGCGCCGGTCTCAAAATCTTGTAGGGCGCGTTGGATTGAGGCGATTTGGGAGTTGTAGGCTGCGTCGCGGAATTCAATTGGCCCGCGAGAAATGGAAGGTTGTGTTACTGTTGGTGCTTCTTGAGGTTGGATAGCTCCCAATTTACGGGAGCCCAATTTACGGGAGCCCTGAGTAGGTGGTTTGCCGGCGGGAGCCGGAATACCAGTAGTGTAAGGTGTACCAAAAATATTGGCACCCAAGTTATTAGTGGCACCAGGAGAATATTTAAATTTACCGTAAATACCGGCACCCAAGTTATTAGTAACAGAAACCATAATATTCTCCTAAGAAGAAGCTTGTCCCGGAACAGACGACAAACGATTCATCATAGCCCGCTCACGAGCCTTCTTTTTCATCTCTTCACTATCCCCATACGCAGCTTTCTGAGGAGCAAGACGATTACCCATACTAGAAGTGTCTCTATACATTAGTCGTTAATCCTTTTCATAATGGAATTACCCCTGGCCGCAGCCATATTGTCAACAAGGTTAGGGTACGGCCTACCAGCCGCCTTAGCCCTAGACTTAGCACCAGATTTCTGGGCAGGCGTCAAAGACTTCCGTTCGCCAGCAGGCTTCGGGTTCTTTGTGTCCCACACTTCTGGGGCCATTATCCTAATCTCCTCATCAAAGCATCCCGTCTAGCAGCAGCTTTAACGTCTCGTTGTTTGTATCCGGCCTTATCAGTTACTTTACCAACAGTAGGCATAGGACGTCCACTCCCGTAATGCTTTTTTCCGGCAGCATACGGGTTGAACCCTCCCCCACCCTGAGCGGGGGAAGAGTAGTCTTTCCGAAACCTGTTCACTACGAAACTTCCTTGGTCACTGTTTGCTTAGGATTTACGTACGTTGTCAATGAAAATAGTCTAACAGGTGCTTCAGTTAGGGACCCGTTGGTAGTAAATCTGACTCGAAAATAAATCTGGCGGAAACGCAACGATTTAAGAAATTTGACAAAGACTCTGCGGAATGTGACAGCGGATTCTGTGACAGACGTGTTGATGGGGGGACTACCATCTTGCGGGCTACCCCACGTGTACTGCAACATAGAGCCCCAAGTTTCTTCATTAAACAGGGTTTGCCACGACACACTGAAACTTTGTGTGATGGGAACCGCGGTGCCTACGACAGTTCCCTTAAAGGAAGCATCCAAGCCCCACCAAAACAGGCGCTTAAATATGGAGCTTGCCTGGTAGTTAAAGTTCTTGGTTTGAATAAGGCAGTCCATGGTTTCTTCAACAGAGCCGTATTCGTCAGTGATTTGTAGCAGAGTAGCTACGCGAGAACCTCCTGTAGGAACTAAAGTATTTTTGTGACCCAAAACAACGGATTTGTCGGTGTTGTTTGAGCGGGTGTAAAACTGCCCAAGTGAGCCATACACACTAGATTTCCAGATAGTCCACGACCTTGTGCGCAGGTTGTACACAAATACTTTGTCAAAATAGGTAAATAGGATGCGCTGGTTAAACTCTGACACGGCGTAAGGCAAATAAATGTTTGTTGTAGTGGTGGGCAAAAACGGTACTTTTACGTTGATTTGTGAGGCACGGTTGTTCACAAACTCGTACGCCTTGTTTTCGTACATAAAGTAAATGTACGTCTCAAACTGGGCTAACGAATCCTTTGAGTTTAACCCCACCTTGGGGATAATCAATGACACAACAGCTGCCGCCGGGTCAGACGTGTACTGCAAACCATACGTAGACTCGGTACGGAAAATGATGAGCGTGTTGAAGTACACAACCAACTGCACAATGTTCTGGCCGTCACCAGAGCCAATGTCAACAAAGTCGTTACTTACCTGCCAAAGGGAAGGGTCGGCAAGGGTACGAGACCTGTACAACCGGGTGCCCTGGTTAGCGCTGTCTTTACCCTCAGAAATCCACAGGCGTTCCTTAAACGTGACAATGCACTCGCCTTTAGGCATGTTATTGTCGGTAACAAACCCGCCAATAGGTTCCCAATAACCGCCGAAGTTTGTCGAACCAATAGGGGCGGTAAGCCAAGCCTTGTCATCAAACTGCACAAACCCTGCCGCAGCCATCGTGTTAGTAATAAGAACCCAGGCAGTGCCATCAAAATAGTAGGTGCTGTCTTTGCCGTCCGAAGCAATAAGATATGACACGCCAGCGGGGGTAAAAAAGTTACCAAGAAAATCTATGTTACCCGTACTATCTAACGGAAAATTAATTCCCAAATTTTCAATAGGTGGCCGTGATTTTAGTGAACCATCCAAGTCCAGTTCAAAATTTTCACAAACCGTTAGCTCATTGTCAGCAATGGCCGTAGCATCACTGAACGTGTTAAGACCACCAATAAACGGGCCTACCTGTATGGGTGCGCCTGGCATGACCGCTCCTAGTAAAGTTCAAACGTAATAGTAGTCTCATACGTCATGGTAGCTGCCTGACGTTCCGTCTCCCCACGTTCCGCAACCGAAGAACTATACTCGGCTTGCTTCACAGCTACCATTTCCGGGTTTTCGTCCATCTCATAAGCACGCATTAAAACATAGTTACACACGTCAGTAAAGCAATCGTCAGGTACCGCCAAAAGGTCACCAACACTTGTAGTCACAAGTGTTGGTTCCGCCGTATAACGCAACAGCATCGTGTAAACTTGCCCAGGTGTAGGCCAAAAAATAATTTTCCCAGCCCACTCGTACCAAAACTGGGGGGCACCAATCTCTAAACCTTCCGGGTCAGCCAAAGAAATAGACTCTTCAGCCTGCGAAATAGGAATATTACCAATACGACGACCATTGAGAAGAATCGACGCAATCGAATCAATGGGCGGACTGATAGCTGCCAAACTGTACGTGGCTTGCCCCGCAACAGTGGCCATTGTGTCGGTAGCTTGTAACACCTGATTTTGTACAGCAATATCCGTTTGAGCTTCGTTAATCCAACGAGCAATATCATCGTTAGTTAGCTGAACCCCCGACTCATCACCAAAAGCCCGTTTGACCTGTGCGTAAACATCACCAACGGTTTTAGTGGGGGGGCTGTAGCTCATCGCTCAAACTTCTTTCCATCATGCTTAACAGTGTGGAGCTTATTCCGCCCCCCGTTTATTAGAAACGCGCCATATTCGATTCTATCCTCTAAATCATCTTCTTGTCTTTTGAAATCTAGAAGTTTTTTGGCGTTTTCTTCAGATTCAATGCGTTTCAAAATGTTTTTAGCCCCGTGGCGTACCACGTCACCGTCAAACAACCAGGCAATAACTTTGTGTGGAGCTTTCATGTCCTCTTCCGACAGGAAACGCACCGCGTATTCAGATAGATTATCTGGCTTGTCCATAATGGCCCAAGGATGCTTTTTTTCTTCGGGTGTTGCGCGTTTAGAAACAGGGATATAAACGAGGCTGTAAGTGGGTTTTAGGTCTTTTAATACTTGCGCAAAACGCACATGGTCGTCACTGACGAATTCTCCAAGGTCGGAGTTGTACACGCTGGGAGATTGTCCTAAGTATGTTTCCATAGCTTTAGTTTAGCTTATACCCCGGCTAAAGCCCCCCACGTAACGGGGCCCGTAAAAACGTCACTAGCATTTTCCCACCCGCCAGACGTACCGTTGTACTTCAAAACCTGTCCGTTAAGGGGTGTGTCGATTTCGACAGTAAGAATCTCTTTGCCCGCGTTGTCAGCATAGAAACGGTACTCGTAATCGGCAAGCGACAAACCATCGGGCAGTTCCGATGCGGCCCTGTAAAAAAGAATTTTGTTTTCCATATTTTTATTCTACCTTTAAGAAGTGTCGTCAACAATAATGGCCTGACCCCATTATAGGGCCAGGCCATCACTATGGCGAGAGCGATTTACGCTTCGAGAATGTCCTCGATAACACCGTGGCTGTTACGACGGTCAGTACCAATTTCGTGGTACTCAACCATGCGAGCGTAGTAAGCGTCGTAATCTCCGTTGGAGTCACGAACCTGCTTCCACATGGAACCATCCTTGTCCAGAAAGTGCCATTCTTCGTCACGGTAGTAGGTAATAGCATCCTCGTTGACATACCACTGCTTGTTCAGTGGTGCATCAGTATCTGCCACAACCGGGATTTCTCCACGGTCAGTGGTAAATGCGAGGCCGGAGAATCCACCAGTGAACTCCTGCGTGTTAACCGTCTGACGCAACTGCGAAAGAAGGTTAAAGTATGCCCGGCGAACACCAAGCGACTGCAAGATAAGGGAGGTTGACCCACCCTTGGTGCGGATTGAATCCGTCATACCAATCATCAAAGCTTCTGACAGGGCACGTCCGGTTCCACCATTTGCAGAAACGGTGGCTTTCCACTCGGGCTCGACAGAAGGGTCGATGTTGTAGAGGGTACCGGAATCGTCAATAATTGCGGCGAGACCAGTCAGTTCGCGGTTACCACCAGCAGCAACACCAGAACCGCGGCGGACAATAATGTCTGCCGAAGCTGTAGCGGTACCGGGGGTAGTCGTGAAGGTAACAGTGTTAGCACCAACAGTGAGGTCCACAGAAGCAACAATGAGGCCAGTGTTGTCTACGGTGGTACCAGTCTGGGTGTCAACAACCATACCAATCTGGAACAGGCGAGCGTCAGACACGGGCACAACAGCGCCGGTGTTGGCACCAGTAGCGACACCAATGGCACCGTTACCCGAGCCATAAATTTGACGGTTCATGTCCTTCATAAGGTCATTCTTTAAACCCTCGACCTCGTTGTCCAAAGCTTTCGCAAAAGCTTTAGCATCGGTGTCGGAGAGGCTGATTGCCTGACCTGTCAGCTGAATTCCACCGTAAGCATACTTCAGACCCACGCGGGCAGCTGCATGTCCCTGCTGACCGGGGGCTGGAAGGGCTTCGGACTCGAAACGAGAACCGATACCACTGTTACGGCGGGTGTGGATTGGGAAAGTAACATACTTTCCACCTACCTCGTTGGTTACACCAGCGCCACTGCGAGTAATACGCTTCAAAGCGACAATTTCGTTGCTAAGCTGCTCGCGGATACGACCCTGGTACACCTCCTTGAGGTATGACTCAATTGTTGCAAGAGTTGCGGGCATTGCATTTCCTTTCGGTTTGAAAGGAGATTAAACCTTGGATTACCGATTCTGCTCAATTGATGAAGCGATAAGACTTTGCACATCGTTTCGTGACAATTGGCCGAGCGGTTTTGCCTGCTGTCCTCCAGGCATGCCTCCCGAAGTGGGAAGCAATCTTGGGGCGTTATCTCCTGGTCGCGGTACTGCGCGAATTCGGTTTACTGTTTTATCAACATACTCTTGAGCAACATCAACCAATTTGGTTGTTTTGCCAGTGCTTTGAAGCTGAAATGCCGCCCGCATCAAAACTTCACGCACATCGTCTTCAGAAAAATCTGGATGTGCTTGCTTGAGTGTGCCAATTTCCTGTTCAAGTGCTGTGTCGGCTTCCTGCTGAATCCGCACGTTCTCTTGCTGGGCAAGAAAATCTTGCATTTGCTGTTGCTGTTGCTCTAGCTGTGCAATACGTGGGTCAGCAATTGCTTCACCAGACTCGTTCGTAGCTTCCTCATCATCTACCGCATTCTGTATTTCTTGTACAGTTTCCGGCATCCGACCATTTTGCTTCAGGAATTCGCCTAAAGCATTGTAAATAACTTCGGGTTCCGTATCAAGCCTTTGAGCAATTATCGCATAGTTCTGAATCTGTTCCGGTGAACCCAACTCGTTGTACTGTTTGAGTTGCTGGTTCAACGAAGAAATACGTGATTCTGCGTTTTTGTCGAAGCTTTTAAGGTCTTCCTGAATGTTATGGAAGCTAACAGGGTCGAGTTTTGAACGTAATGAATCCCAAGCAGGGTTTCCTCCCGAGTCTCCGGTTGGTTGCTGCTCAGTTGTTTCCCCTACTGGCCCTGAAGAATCTATAACCTCCGTCGAGGTTTCTGTCTCTGTACCTGTAGTTTCGTCCATCATGTTCTCCTTATCGCCGTACCCCCCAGTGAGGCCCTAGCATTGTGGATTTAATTGTACTGTATTTAGTTGTGTTGCATACCCCTACAGGCTATTAAGCCTCGGGGGTGACCTGTACTGCATACACCAAGTCGTCATAAGTCATGTTGTTCACGACTCTATCGGTGTAGGTAGTGGCGTCAAGCGCCTGAATTTCTGTTTTTAACTGTGCAACAGTCTTACGTCCGTAGTGACGAGTCACGCGGGGGGTAAGCTGAGGCGCGGTGCTGCCAATAATATCAAATGCGGGCATGGTTATACTCCTTGAGGTTGTTCAGGAGCCATATCAGGTACAGCCCCGTTAGGTGCCATCATAGCACCAGGACCTTGTTCAGGGCCAGCCTGTCCTTCGGCTTGTGGGGGCATACCCATCATCATTTGTTGCATTGCCCGTTCCTGCAAAATTTGTTTATGCATTGCAACGTGCTCAGCAAACTGGGCTTTAATCTCATCCGCCAAAATTTCGTACTCTTGAGACATACGGAACTTGTTGTGAGTTTCCACATGAACTTCGTGAATATCAAAATCATCGACAGAAATTACGGCTGGGGCTGGCATGTTTTGAATCTGCTCCATAATTGCGGGGTCTTGCATTGCCTCCGGAGGAAGACTCGCCATAATTTCTTCCATAGCCTGCATACGATACATTTCAACATCTTCAACAGTAAGCATTTTCATTTTAATGTTTTCGCGTTGCGCTTTACGCTCAGCCACATTGAGGGTATCCATGATTTTCTGAACCCCACCAAGCTCCAACATGCGTGCGGCAGCCTGCTGGTCAATAATGCCGACAGCAAACATGTCCATCACACGAGCTTCCTGAGCGGCCTTAGATTTAGCAAAACTAGAACCAGACTCAACACGAATATCAGTACCTGACGCCACATCCGCACCTTTCAACAGCATTGTGTCGAAAGCACCATCAGCGCCAATTGTGCGAATCTTACGAGGAATGTCCACATACTGTACAAACAACTCAATAGTTTGTATAGCAATCTTCTCAATACCAGCCTCAATGCTTTGGAATTGTGGAGTCAAATACTGGTTAGATGCTTCTTGCAAATACGAAATAGCTGTACCAGAAGTCACACCAGGGGGGGCACTACCCCTCGACACTTCCCGCTCACCAGAAATATCAATCCAGTCATTCAACACACGGTCCTGCTGGTCCAAATAATACTGGGGCAAAGGCGACAAAGGCAAAGGTTGTGGTGGTGCCATACCCGGCTTGTACTGAATCACCAGACCGGGCTCGTTCGTCAACTTAGATGGAACTATAGAACCCATAGGGGCAATCAACTGTGGCTTAGCCATACGCCGACCCGCTTCAGCAATTTCTGAACGGAGACCGTTGTATTCTTTCTGCAACTGCGACAGGTCCACAATGGTGCTGTCAGCGTAGAAGGTGGCTGTGGGGATGTGCTCAAACTTGGTGAACGGGTACATTTGGTGGTCGTAAGGGAACCCGTCTTTGTACATGCTGATGAGGAGGTCATCAATGCTGATGATAACCCCGCCGTTTGGCATCAGTTTGGTTGCACCAGGCTTTACCCACGTTTCGTACACAATCACACTGTCGGGAGCTTTGCTGTGACCCAAGTTTAGGTAAGCCTCATCTAATATTTGGTTGGCACTGGACGTGCTAGGAGCTAACCTAATTCCGTTTAGTTCTTTAGCGAAATAGTA